GAGCGAACCTTCCCCGCGCCCGCGCGGGAGACTTGGAACGGCATCGGGCCGAACCGAAATTAAGAGAACCCAAATGGAAAAGATTGCTGAACTCCGCGCAGCCCGCGCCGCTGTCATCGACAAGATGGCCGGCCTCGTTGCCAAAATGAACGCCGCCGATTACACCGATGATGCCGCCGATCAAACGGCATATGATGCCGCCAAGGTCGAAGTCACCAAGTTTGACAAGCGCATCTCTCTCACCGAGGAAACCCAGAAGTTGCAGGGTTCCCTTGCAAAGCCAATTGTACCGCAAAAATCAGGTTTCGTGATGCCTCCTGGCACCGTGCGATCCGGGAAGTTGAAAAACTTCAAAGGCGATGACGCCGAACTTCGCGCCTTGCGTTTTGGCAGCTTCATGCTGGCCTCCCTGTTCGGCAACGTCAAGGCGCACACTTTCTGCCGCGAGAACGGCATTGAAATCAAGGCTCACTCTGAGGGCGTGAACTCGCAGGGTGGATATTTTGTGCCGGAAGAATTCTCAACGGCCATCATTGATCTGCGTGACAGCTATGGACTGTTCCGCCAGCTCTGTAACGTGTTTCCGATGGGCCGCGACACACTGACAATTCCCCGGCGCGTGGGCGGCCTGACCGCATATGCCGTTGGCGAAGCCGTCGCAATCACCCAATCGCAGACCGCTTGGGATCAGGTTCGCCTGACTGCTGGCAAGTGGGGAGTGCTTACGCTGGTATCGTCCGAACTTGACGAAGATGCCGTGATCAATATCGGCGACATGCTGGCCGGCGAAATCGCTTACGCCTTCGCGGTCGCGGAAGATACCGCCGGATTTGCAGGCGATGGCTCCGCCGCCTTCCACGGGATTACGGGACTATTGAAGCGCTTTACAAACGGCGTCGGATCCCTCGTCGGCGCCGTTGATGCCGCATCGGGCAATGATACGTTTGCGGAATATACTGCCGGTGACCTTAACGCGGTTATGGCAAAACTCCCGCAGTACGTTTATCAGCGCGGAACTGCGCGCTGGTACACTAGCCAAGTCGGCTGGGCGCTGACCTTTCAGCGCATCATCCAGGCGGCGGGCGGACTTACGAAGGACGACGCGACAGGCCAATACGTTTATCAATACATGGGTTTTCCAGTAATGATAACTCCGGCGCTGCCAACGGCGACAACCGATCTTTCCGACACTGCAGTGATGCTGTTTGGCGATATCTCAATGGCGTGCGCATTCGGCGACCGTCGCGGCATGACTGTCGCACGATCCACTGAATACAAGTTTGCCGAAGACCAAATCGCCATTAAGGCGACGGAACGATTCGACATCAACGTCCATAGCATCGGCGACACCGTAACCGCCGGTCCTGTCGTCGCATTGATGGCCGAATAAGCAATCTGAACCGATGGGCCGGAATTGTCCGGCCCACTTTTCATTCACCAATAGGAGAATACCATGAAACCTCAAGGCTCGCCCGTCCTGGCCATCGTTTCCGCATCGGTCACCAATGGTGCAACCGCCACCGCCGCTGTTATCGATACCAACCCATCCGGCAACCGCGCGCGGTTCCTGACGCTATCCATTTATTCCGCAACGGCGGATGTTGTATCCAACAAATTTCAGACTTTGAAGTTGCAGCACAGCAACACAACGGACGTGTCAAACTTCGCGGACATTTCTGGAACGGTCGCGGGCACTGATTATACGGCGCCGAACGCCAACACATCTTCCGCCTATCTGACTCATTTCAACCTCGATCTGATCGGTAAGCGCCGTTACATCCGCGCCCAGGTTAGCCCGCGCACCACCCAAGTCCTTCAGGCAATGGGCATGTTGTTTTGGCAGAACGAATCTCCAACCTCGGTTTCCAAGGCAGGCGTTAACACGCTGGTTGAAGCTTAAAAATAGTAGCGTGCAGCTAGGTTAGCTACCGAAGACCGGTTTCCCTGCCGGTCTGCTGCACGCGCCAACTCAGGGATCATCAAGGGAAATGAAATGAAAGCACTAATCACCGGCATTACTGGGCAGGACGGTTCATATTTGGCCGAACTGCTATTATCCAAGGGTTACGAAGTCCACGGCGTAGTTCGGCGGATTTCGCAACCCTGCTTCGACAATTTGAAAGCCGTTATCAGCCGCGTAAAACTCCACACGGGCGACATGACGGACGGGCCAAGCCTGTTCCGGATCATCTCGGAAGTGCTGCCCGACGAGATTTACAACCTCGCCGCCATGAGCCAAGTCAAGGATTCATACGATCACCCGGAGGTGGCGCAAGATATTAACGCCACCGGCCTGCTGCGCATTATGGAAGCGTGCAGGATCCTTCGCCCGGAAGCAAAAATCTATCAGGCTTGTTCAAGCGAGATGTTTGGAAAGGTGCAGGAAACGCCGCAAACCGAGACAACCAAGTTTTATCCGCGTTCGCCCTATGGGGCATCCAAAGTAGCGGCTTACAACCTCGCTAAAGTTTGGCGGGAGGCATACGGCACCAAGGTCTATTGCGGCATCCTCTTTAACCATGAAAGCCCGCGCCGGGGCGAGGCGTTCCTAAGCCGGAAGGTCTGCAAGGCGGTTGCCGAAATCGCCGCAGGCAAGCGCGACAAGCTCACCCTGGGCAATCTGGAAGCTAAGAGGGATTGGGGCTATGCCAAAGAATACGTGGAGTGGATTTATGCCATTCTACAGCACGACACACCTGACGATTTCGTGATAGCAACGGGAGAAACGCATTCCGTGAAGGAATTCGTGATCGCCGCCTTTGCGAGAGCCGGCATCATCGATTGGCAAAGTTTCGTCGAATATGACGTGGACCTGACGCGGCCCGCTGAGGTTGACTTACTCTGCGGGGATGCCACCAAGAGTAAAAACATTTTGGGCTTCGAGCCAAGGGTGAAATTCGCGGAACTGGTTAATATAATGGTTGATGCTGAAATCGCCAAACTCTCAACATGGCATAGCGACGAACGCCGCGACCTCCAAACCTTTCCAGAGGCCAAGATCATCAGGGCCAAGATCGACACGGTTCTTGGCGGGCATTATCACAAGCGAAAGACCGAGCGTTTCATCCTTTCCGAAGGCGAATGCTTGATTCGGACGGGCTCAGTCAATGAGAGAATGAACAAGGGGCAAATATACACGGTGTGGCCCGGCCAGGAGCACAGTTTTGTAATCAAGGCAGGCAGCGTCCTGATTGGCCTCAATTCAGAGCCTTACGACGCCTCCGATGACCACTACGAGCAGGTGGCGGCATGATCCGCCTCGATCTCGGCGCTGGCCCGACATCGCCAGAAGGCTTCACGCCGCTGGGCCACGCCCACGGCTCCGAAATATATCCTTTGAAGTTTGAAACCGGTTCGGTTGATGCCGTTCGAGCCTCGCACTGCTTGGAACATTTTCCCCACCGGGAAATTCAGAACATCGTCAACGAATGGGCGCGCGTCCTGAAACCTGGCGGTGAATTGCATATCGCGGTTCCGGACTTTGAAAAGATTGCACAAGGCTACCTCGCAGGCGAGCAGGCGCCAATTGAAGCCTATACAATGGGCGGCCAGACGGACGCCGACGATTTCCACAAGGCGCTTTTTGATCGCAATCAACTGCGCACCTACCTCGCCAACGCAGGGCTTGTCCTGTTGCGGCCTTGGGTTTCCGACATTCAGGATTGCGCCTCGCTTCCGGTGTCGCTCAACTGGTCGGGCCGCAAGCCTTACAGGTCACAGCCTAAAGTCGTGGCCGTGATGTCAACGCCCCGTCTCGGCTACAACGATATGTGGATGTCGGCCTTGCTTTCGCTTCCGAAGCTTGGGGTTGACCTGATCAAGGTTACTGGCGCGTTTTGGGATCAATGCCTGACTTCGGCATTCGACGAAGCGATAGAGGATCCGTCAGTCGATTATCTTTTGGGTATTGATTACGACAGTGTGTTCCACGCAGGGCACGTGCAACGGCTTATTGAAACCGTTTGCGCATATCCGGACATCGATGCGCTGGCGCCGGTACAGGCCTCGCGCCACAGCGATACCATGTTGTTTGGGATGCACGGCGCTTTCGGTTCGACCACTACCGATATTGACCGGACGGATATTGAGAAAGATATATTTCCGGTAAAACATGCACACTTTGGACTAACGCTGATCAACGCTGCCAAGCTCCGCGCGTTGCCGCGGCCTTGGATGTTCACGACCACCGACGCAAATGGGAAGTACGGTGACGGGCACACGGATCCGGACATTCAGTTCTGGCGCAATTGGGAGAAGGCCGGAAACAGCCTTTATATCGCGCCGCGAGTTACCATCGGCCATCTCGAATTAATGGTGCGTTGGCCGGATCAAAACATGATGCCTAGTTACCAAGCGGCGAAGGAATGGGACGAAACCCGCCGTCCGCCCGATGGCACATGGACAGGAGTTTCAGAATGAGAGTCGAAGTCGTTATCGCACATGGTCCTTGGTCAAAGGGCCATATTATTCCGCATATGCCAAGCAATGCAGCGCGGTCAAAGATTGAGCGCGGGCTC